ACATTGACAAATTCTCAATAGATGATATACTGTTATTTGACTATCAGAGTCATGGTACTATTAAGGCTGATATGGCAGTATGAAAACAATCGTTGCTCATCGTTTCAATGTCGGAGATGTTGAAGACCCTGATATCTATGCTGGCGAACCTCTTTGGGAATGGCAAAATAGTGAAGCAGGTAAGTGGGCAATGGAAAATTGTTCTGAAACTCCCAGTTGGCATCGTGTAATGGATCCGGCTATGTTTGGCTATAGTTACCAAATAAGAATTGCATTAACTCCTAAACAACTCGTATATTGGAAGCTGAAATATGACTAATAAAGAACAACGGCGTTTGCAAATTATCAATGACATGTGCCTAACCTTTAGGCATGATTATGGAATTACAATCAGTGAAGATGATCGTATGTACACGCTTAATTCAGGCATGACCGACCTAGAACGAAAAGGATTTTTCAATACCATGTCGCAGGTTTTTGATCATCATATTGAACCTATTCTACAAGAGCGTGATGGTTTAATTAACGGTGACATGGTCCCTCTACCTAAAAGTGAACAACAAGCCAAAGCTATGATTCTATTAGCAGAACATTATTTGAAAAACAGATGAATATTTTAGTAACAGGTGGCGTTGGATTTATTGGACACAATGTAGTTTCTAGATTAGAAGATTTAGGTCACGATGTTCTAATCATTGACAACATGACCGATTACGGTGTTATTTCCAATACAGTATTGCATCGATTGATTGAAGAACGAACCTCTTGCATTAGTTCCGTGTGTCACCCGTACAATATTACTGACGGCGAACGATTAGAGAATGCTTTTAGAACCTTCAATCCAGAGATAGTGATTCATCTTGCTAGTTTCCCTCGACAAAAGGTAGTCAACGCTAATCCTACACTCGGTGCTAAGACGATGATTGAGGGGTTGCTTAACTTATGTGAGTTAAGTAGTAAGCATGAGGTCAAACGCTTCGTGTATGTCAGTAGTAGCATGGTTTATGGTGACTTCAAAGACGGTGCTGATGAGTATGCATCCTGCAAGCCGCAAGGTCAATATGCTATTATGAAACACGCCGGAGAGCAGCTTATAAGAGACTATGGTCACAAGGGTTGCTTTGACTACACAATCGTTCGTCCTAGTGCTGTGTACGGTCCTCGTGATGTTGAGGATAGGGTAATCTCTAAATTCTTCATGGCTGCAATGCGAAATGAAGTTCTTACTGTTAATGGTGAAACAGAAAGTTTGGACTTTACTTATGTTGATGATACCGTCTCAGGCATCGTAGGAGCGTCCCTAAGCAGCAACACCGTGTTCAGAACTTACAATATTGCTCGAGGCGAGTCTAGAACTTTACTTGAAGCAGCAGAGCTTATCACAAAGATTGTAGGTAAGGGTAAGATTGAAGTGACACATAAGAGTGAGGACTATCCTAGTCGAGGAGCATTAAGTATCAATGCAGCCAAAAGAGACTTTGGATTTAATCCTGCGGTCAATATTGAAGAAGGATTTCAAGCCTACTATGAGTGGTTATCTAAGTTTGTTTGATAAATAATACTGTTATGAACATTTACTGGATACTTACCCTTCTCCCTGTATGGATCATTCACACAGTATTAGGTGCTGGTGTATTAGGTCTATTGATTGCGTTCTTTGTGCAACGCATTCCCTTCATTAAAACATATGGATATTTGATTAAGATTGTTTCTTCAATCTTATTAGTATTAGGTCTATTCCTTCAAGGCGCATTAGCATACAAAGAAAGCACTGCACTAGCAGTAGCTAAGCTTGAAGCTAAGTTAGCTAAAGCAGAAGCAAAATCTGCACAAACAAACACAGTAATTGTAGAAAAGATTGTCAAGGATACCGAAGTGATTCGCACCAAAGGCAAAACCATTACTGAGTATGTTGACCGTGAAATTGTCAAATACAATAATGTATGTCCGCTTCCTAGTGAGGTCATCCGCGCACATAATGCTGCTGCTACCATGGATCCTAGTAAATTAGAAGGTGACAAGAAGTGAAGAAACTAATGCTTCTCCCTCTCGTTTTATTATCTGGCTGCGCTATTACGGCAGTTCCGGTAACACCTAGCTTTCCCGAAGCTCCTGCAACGCTACAAGAAAAGTGCGCTACCCTTAAAGAAGTTGCCGAAGATGCTTCACTTACTGACTTCACTAAAATAGTAGTAGAAAACTACATTCTATATCATGAATGTAGTCGCAAAGTTGACGGTTGGAACGAGTGGTATAATAAACAAAAAGCTATTTTTGAAGAAGCTACCAAAAAGTAATCTGGTCTCCCGTTTGATAAATACTTAATAAAAACGGAAGACTAGTATGTCCACACAAGAAATTATTAATATTGGTACACTACCTAACGATGGCGAAGGCGATCCGTTAAGAGTAGCGTTTGGTAAGATCAATAATAACTTCGCTAATCTTTTCCCTACTGCAATTAATACTAGTAGCTCCTACTCAGTCGGAACTACTCCTGGACAATTAATATTTGAAACTGATGCTAATACATTTACCCTAGGACAATTTTATGTGTACGCGGCTGACCCTACTGGTAACAATAGCCAAAGTATGCAATTAAACGCACAAATTAATCAAGATTTAGATGATGCAAAGTTTAGTGCGGTAGGTACCTCAGTATTCGGAAATGCATTGACAACTTATAGTATGCAGGTAGTGGGAGGCAATGTACAACTGCTTGCCGACCCAATACAAGACACGACCATCTTTCACTTCATAGGCTCTCAGATTATTTGGACCGGCGCCAATGTTGCTGGATTGCTGATGGGCTTAGACGGATATGTAGATTCAGTTATTTCTACTGAAAATGATTTGAATGTTGAAACAGAGCAATCATTCTAATGAGAGCGCATGAGTTTATAACAGAGTCAGTCACCGATGGATTAAGTGTTGCATCATATGCACTACCGAATACCTATATCATTCCTGAATTGAAGAATAATGACTTCTATCAATTGTATAGATTCGGAGTGGCAATCGCAGATGTTCGTGGAACAAGCGGCCCTGATGATGGTGTTCAAAATGAGTTCAAGCACGAATTTAAAGCAGAAAGCGTGTGGGGTGAGAATCAGGTAGTATCTTCTGAATTTGATGCGGATATTGGACAAATCATTGACCAAGCATTAGCAAAAGTAGGTAAGAGCGGCAGAAAATCAGTAAGTACGCCAGGCAGCGATGAGATACCAAACACCGGAACACAATCTACTCTTAAGCCTTTCAAAGGATACAAGCGATGAGAGCGCACGAGTTCATAACCGAACAATCTCATGGTACTCGTGCTGGCAAAGTATCTAAGCGCCAGCAACAATCTACTGTTGGATTAAATGTATTTGCTATTAGTCAGTATGATAGAACGTATGACTTGAATAGAGTTATGATGGCAGTCGCTTCAACGGACGGCGAAACTATTCCTGATATAGAACAAGAAAGTTGGGTGGGTAAACAAAACACTGCTCACCCATATACTAAAGTAGAGCAAGATATGTTAAAAATAGCATATAAAGCAGCAGGAATCCCCTTTAAAGATTTGAACAAGGGTGATTTGGATAGTGAAGAACTAGATAGTGCCCACACTGAAAGCCCTATGAAACCTTTTAAGGGATACAAGAAGTGAGAGCTAGCGAATTCATAAATGAGTCTAGTAAGCTTCGCAAAAGTGCTAAGAACGCTATACCTGGCATGACTATTAACAAAGGTTTAGACAATAACAACAACCCATATCTTGCATATAGATTTGGAGTAGCCCTTGCAAGTTCTCCTAACGGCGATATGGAACCAGATAATGAAATCGGTAGCAACTTTACTATGATTGACTATACTGATGCTGGTGCCGAAATTCGTAAACATGCAGAAAAAGTCATGGGTCAACCTTCTTCAAAGAAAACTAGCAGCGACTCGCACGAACTAGATAGCGTTAACAAAGTCAGCCCCACTGCTAATCGCCCAAAAGATTTCAGAAAAAAATAATCCGTATAGGAATGCTGCATAAGTAATTTTATGCAAAACTTAATCGACATCAACCAAACCCTCGACTTGATTAAACTCAAGTTCTATAACGAATGGCTTTATACTGCCCACATCTATGATGAAGGCGATAGCGAGTTCCACAGGAAGCTTACTAAGCAAGTAGTAGAAACTTATGTTGATCCTTTAAATCTACCAAAGGATGCACACATTCTTGATTTAGGAAGTGGCCCTGGCTACTTTCTTGACGAAATGAAAGAGCGTGAGTATACTAATGTGACCGGAGTAACACTAAGCCCCGGTGACATTGCTATCTGTGAAGGCAAGGGACATGCTATTAAGAAGTATGATTTGAGCTTCTTGCCACAGAAGGATGGTTACTATGATGAATCAGTAGACTTCATCTTTTTGCGCCATGCATTAGAGCATAGCCCGTATCCTATCTTCTCGTTGATGGAATACAATCGTGTATTGAAGCAAGGTTCAAAGATTTATATTGAAGTTCCTGCCCCCGATGGTGATAGAAAACACGAATTCAATTTGAATCATT